GATCCTACATATCCCGCATCGAAAGCGATGTGCAGGTAGGAAGCAAAAGGATGTATAACCTGGGAGAACTTCTGGAGGGTGGAACATCCAAAATGGCACCGAGACCTCACCAGGACAAGATCCTGGAGACAGCGGAGCCGAACATCGTGAAAATCTATTCAAGAGATTACTTCTAGGGAGGGAAGCTAATGATTGAAACAGCATTATATCAGCATTTAATCGCACAGGCAGACCTCGCGCAGTATCTCACCACATATAACGCAGTCCCGGCAGTATTTAACCAGGAAGCACCTGCAGACAATGATCCACTCTGGGGAGACGGCCCTCAGTACGGCAGGATCGTGTTTGCTGTAGACATCAAAGGGGATCCGGAGCGAACCATGGGAGGAACCCTGGCGGTAGATATCCAGTGTAAAGAAAACCTGCAATTCCCGGAGGTTATCGAGCCGATTGTACGAGAATTAATACATGGCTGGTTTTTCAGCAATGGCACATTTACCGTGGAAGCACAGTGGAAAACATCCTCTTATTTCACAGAGCCCACCGATAAGGTCACAGGATGCACCATCATCTTTGATCTCCTCGCATTCCCCATTATGTCAACCGGAAGCCCGGACGTGATCGCAAGAATCAATGCCTGGACAAACGAAATAGAAGGACTCCATGTAATCAATTATGTGGAGCTGCCATCTACAGCGTGGAAGCCAGCAGGAACGGATTCAGCTGTGTACTGGAGGCTCGTCACAGATGCCCCGGCAGTTTGGATCCCGGACACGTACCAGACGATCTGGAGAACATCCACCATCAAATGCCACATATTCTCGGAAAACCACACTATCGCAGACTCCGTGGCCAGGAATATCATCGCCCAGCTTTATACGGATAAGCGGCTCATGAAAGAAGGCGAAAGCCCGATCATGGTCAACCAGAGAAACAGGGTGGACTACGGAGCGGACCCACTCAGGACAGGGCAAGTGACCGTAGAAGCCACCTACGGCATTATTGTATACACAGAACCAGACCAGAATCTGACTAGCATTGAAGTCAGAGGAGAGGAGAGCAGCGAATGGCTACCAATAACAAACGAACCGTGACGGAGCCAGAAAAGAAGGAACCAGCTAGAGCTGTACAGGCGCAGGAGAGCACCTACTCAGCGCAGGAGCTCGCGAAAGCTCATCAGACCTTCGGAACATCCTATGCGATTGTAGCCACAGCCCTGCGGCTTGCAGGCAAGAAAGAGGCGACCATCACGGAAGCAAAACAGATCATCGAAACTTTTAAGAACAAGGAGGTAAAATAAATGGCTGTATTCTACCAGAAGGGCGAGCAGAAGATCCGTCCTGGCGTTTATCAGAGACATGTCAATGTAGACGCCGCAACACAGTCTGACGCTCAGGATGGCATTTGTGCAATCCCTGTACAGGCATCCTGGGGACCACTTGGTAAAGTCGTTAAGAACAATAACGCACTCCAGCTGCAGAACACCTATGGAAGCGGCACATATGGCAGCGGTTATACCGTACCAGCTGCAGCGGCCATGTTTGCAGGTGGAGCACTTACTGTATACACATACAGGCTCGGAACCGGTGGCACACCGGCATCCAAAGCGATTGCATACACAGCACCATCAGGAGGTCAGGAAGGTCTGGTATCCGGATCTATCACCCTGACAGCACTGTATCCCGGAACTTATCCGATTGCTGTGGCCGTGCAGAACAAAATCGGTTATTCCACAATGAAGCAGTTGCTGGTTTATGCAAATAACAGCCTTGTGGAGACTTTCGACTTCCAGTCCAACGATGCATCTGACGAGGATGCGATTGTAGTAAGCACCAACGAAGGAAATAACCTGATCGCAGCTGTGGCACAGTCTCAGTACATTACCGCAGCAGTCACAGCGTCCAGCGTGGCTCCTACCATCGTACCGATCACAGCGCTTGCAGCCGGAGCACTGGCAGGAGGAGCAAATCCAACTGTAGCAAATACGGACTACTCCAATGCATTCGAAGCATTCGAGCCGTATTACTACAACACCATCGCACTGGATGTGAACGACGACAGCACGCTGACACTCAGCACCTTACTCCAAGAATATCTCGACAATGCCTACAAGTATGGCAAGCTCGGAATCGCAGTAGTAGGAGAGGCCACAACGGTCGCATTTGCCACCAGACTGGCCCATGCTGCAGCTTTTAACGACGCAAAGGTTGTTTACCTTGGCGGAGGCTATATGGTCGGCACAGAGAGCTATGACGGCGTTCTGGGCATCTGCTACACAGCAGGCGTGATCGCAGCCACACCGTCAAATCAGGGAATCACACACAGCGTAATCGCAGGAGCTACAGACCTCTGCGAATCCCTGACATTCAGCCAGTACGAAGATGCAATCCTGGCCGGTATGCTTATGGTTTCCATGGGACCGGACGGAAGCATCTGGTATGACTCCGGAATCACCACACTGATTACACCGGACGATGCCACCCAGGATAACGGTTGGAAGAAGATCAGACGCGTAAAAGTAAGATTTGAATTAATCGAAAGACTGGACCGTGTGCTGGCTCCGAAAGTTGGAAAGATCTCTGCGGACTCTGACGGAGTATCCGACATCATCCAGTCCGGCCAGAGAGTCCTCGACATTATGGCCAACAACGAAGGAAAGCTCCAGGCTGGCGCAACCTTCCTGGAAGACCGCAACATGCCGTATACCACGGACTCTGCATGGTTTGTGATCGAGGCAGACGATGTGGACAGCCTCGAAAAGATTTATCTGGAGTATCAGTTCAGATACAGCCAGAGCGAATAGGAGGATCTAAACCATGGGAAGAAATAATACACTGAATACCACAGAGCTTATGACGGGTAAAGATGGCCGCCTTTTCGTGGAGTTTAATGGCCGTAATGTGTTCCTCGCAGAGATCAACACATACAGCGTGGTCATGAACGTTAACACATCCGAAAAGCAGCCAGTAGGATCTATCCTGGTGCATAGAATTCCAACAGGCGTCACATTTGATTTGACATTCACGGAAATGGTAGTCCGGGATGATTTGATCATGAAGCCTTTGCTTAATGCGATCCAGAATGGACAGCTGCCGAGTTATAACTTCCAGGGCACAGCCTACAAGCCAGATGGCCAGGAACAGCGTATTGCATTTAATAATGCAGTACCGAATGGAACCTTCGGCTTGCAGAACCTGACTCCTGGAGAAGTTATCGAACGTGAGCAGAGCTTCGCTCTTAATGCGATCCCGTCCTTTATTTCCAGCATCGCATCACAGTACCTGTCCTAGCAGGTAGACCATGAGGGCCTGCATATCGTAGGTCCTCATTTTTTAAATTAAAAGGAGGCAAAACAAGATGGCAGAAAAAGAAAAGAAAAGCGTAACCGGTCTGGACCAGGCATCGGATAGAAAAGAAGCAGAATACGATCTGGTCAAGGCATTGCTGGAATCCGCAGAGTTTAAAACCTCTGAGGAAGCAGTAACAGAAGTCGAAATCAAGCGCAGCGGTAAATATCTCTTTACCGTTCATGTGCATCCATTAGCAGATACAGACGCAAGACTGGCCCGCAAGAAAGCGACCACATACATGCCGAACCCGAATGGGAAGAAGCTGCCACCAATCGAGAAAGAATTCAATCCTACACTGTTTAATTCCTGGCTGATCTATCTGGCCACCACAGAGGATGACCAGAGGAAGATCTGGAGCAACCCTACCATCATGGAAAAATTCGCACTGGCACAGCCGGTAGAGAGTATCGACGTACTCCTGACCATGGGAGAGAAAAGGAAGCTCGCAGACCTGGTAACAGACATCAGCGGATTAAACGATGATGAAGACGAAGAAGAAGAGAACCTGGATGAAGAGGGATATGCAAAAAACTAATTGAAGAGTCCGATCTCGCATTTCTCCTGCATGTAGCTTTTCAGAATTATCACATCGAGCCCGGAGTGCTTATGGGCCTCCGGACTCGGAACGAGCTCATACCGGACGGAGAGCGGGCTTTTATTCTTGCATCCATCAAAAAGGCACTAACCGAAGGTGACACACCTGTGAAGGTGCGGAACTTCTCGAAACCGTCACCAGGAGGTAATGACTGATGGCACATAACAAAGTCACGATAGACGTCGAGGCACGATTCATCGACAATGTCACTTCACCAGCCACCAAAGTGGATAAAACTGTGGATAAATTAGGCAAAAAAAAGCCGAAAGTAGTGATCGACGCGAATGAAAAAGGTGCCTCAGAAAAAGTAGATAAAGTCGAAAAAAAATTAAATAAACTGGAAAAGAAAAAGCCAAAGCCGACGATTGATGCGCAGGACAATGCATCAAAGAAGATCCTCGGAATTATGGACAAGGCAAAATCCCTGGCCAGCAAGATCTACACGACCGTGGTCAATTTGAAAGACAATGATGCACTGTCCCACCTTGCAGCCATCGAAGGAAAGGCCAGGAGCATAGCAGGAAAAGCCTGGACAGCGGTGATCAAAGTCAAAGATATGGCTCTGGCACCATTAAAGGCCCTGCATGACAGGCTTTTCTCTATCAAAACATTAATAGCCGGAATCGCAACCGGAATGGCAGCAAAGCAATTCATTATGAACCCGATCAATCTCGCGGACCAATACTCCGGAGCAAAAATCGGATTCTCCACGCTTCTGGGAGAAAGCAGAGGCCAGGAGATGATGAATGAAATTGATGCATTCGCAAAAGCAACACCATTCAAGACCTCCGGCGTTATTTCAAATGTCCAGAAGATGATGGCCTACGGCTGGGACGTAGACAAAGTAATTTCAGACATGAAGACCATCGGTGATGCAGCAGCGGCTACAGGAAAAGGTGACCAGGGTCTGGAATCCATTGTATATGCCCTTTCAGAGATCCGGTCAAAAGGAAAGCTGAGTACGCAGGAATTAAACCAGTTAGCCAGCGCAGGTATTAAAGCGAAAGCATATCTGGCAGAAGGGCTCGGATTCGGAACATCAGACGAGGGCATGGCCAAACTTGCAAAATCCCTGGAGAAAGGAGAAGTCGGAGCCAATAAGGCAATCGAGCTAATCCTGCAGGGAATGAAAGAATTTGACGGCATGATGGACAAGACAGCGAATGAAACTGTCGAAGGTTTAAAGAGCCAGCTCGAAGATACCTTCGAGATCAATATCCTCAGAAGATGGGGACAGGGACTCCAGGACGGAGCAAAGAGAGGTCTGGGATCCGTGGTGTCTCTTTTAGACGAGGCAGACGGAGCCCTGGAAGCCTTTGGTGACACCATCTATGATGTCGGCAAAGAGCTGTCTAACTACTTCGCAAATGTGCTCGATAACACCGTAAAACGTATTAAAGATATTACAGAAACAGACGCATTCAAGAATGCCAGCCTCGGAGAAAAGATCAGTATGCTGTGGGAAGGTGCCATAGCGAATCCTTTCGCAGACTGGTGGGATGATACCGTGGCCCCGTGGTGGGATAACACCGCAGTACCATGGCTGACGAAAAAAGCCGGGAAGCTCGGAACCACAATCGGAACCGGACTATCTAACGGAATCCTCATGTTATTAGGTGCTAAAGGCATAGGAGACATGGCAGACCAGAGAGCAGGCGTGGCAACATCATTCGTTCAGGGATTCCTGGACGGATTCGACGGATCCGCCGTAAGCAATGCCATCATTGATGCAGTAAAAGGCGCGTGGGAGGCAATGCCTACCTGGGCCAAGTTTTTACTCGGAGGCATGGCTGTATCCAAAGGAGCCGGAATGCTGCAGTCAATCGGAGGACTTGTAGGAACTGTCGGAGGAGCAGTCGGCAAAGGAGTAGGAATGATCGGAGCTACCGGAAATGCCATGGTAGCAGGATCCGGAGTGCTCGGTGGCCTTGCTAATGCCGGATATGCACTCACCGGAGGAGCGGCAAATGCAGCCGGATACTTCGGAGTGGCCGGTGGAGGACTTAGCGGAGCGGCAGCTGCCGGAATCGGCGCGGCTGGCATCGCAGGAGGCGCTGTAGGCGGAGTTTCTGCAATCTCCGGAGGAATTGACCTCTACAGAGGATATACCGATAAAAACATGAATGAGGACGTCTCAAGGGCACATAAGACATCCGGAGCATTAAAGCTCGGCGGCGTAGCGACCGGAGCCATGATAGGAGGAGCACTCGGAGGACCACTCGGAGCACTTCTCGGAGCTGGAGTCGGAGGCGTGGCCGGATGGCTTGGAGGCAACAAAGCCAAAAAAGCGGCAGCTGAAAACGCAGTGACCATGAAAGAACTGAAAAATCAGACAGACCAGAACTCAAAAGCCACTGAAGTCTTGCAAAAGAAAGAAGATGCCCTGGCAAAAGCCCTGGGAAATGTCAGCTTGTCTTATGGAGAAATTAAAGAAGTCGCATCGAACGTGCTCACCGGATCCATGGCAGCTGGAATGGATAAGTTCTCGACTGCCACAATGGAAGCAGAAACCGCACTGAAAAACTTTGAAGGCGGAGCCGAGGCTTTAAATAAACTGAACTGGAAGGCCAGCATCGGATATAAATTTGATGATGCAGGCAAAGAAGGTTACAAACAGGCCGTAGAAAATTACATCACCAGCGCAGAAGCAGCCGTGGAAAGCGAGCACTACAAATTTACTGCGGCAGTAGAAATGCTGATAGATCCAAAGAGCAAAGAAGGAAAAAGCATTTTAAAAGGTGGAGATTCTTTCTATGCCGGACTCCAAAAGCAGATCGATGATACGCAGACCAAGCTGACAAAGCAGATTGATATTGCATTAAAAGACGGAAAAATCGATGCTGATGAGGGAGCAATCATTGAAAAGCTGCAGAACAAGATCGCGAAGATCACCAACAAGGTGGCAAAAGCCGAAAACGAAGCGAAGATGGAAGCGATCAAGATAAAATTCGGAGCCGGAGCTATCGACGCGGCATCTATGGAACAGCTGCAAAAAGAGATTGAAGCACAGATAACAAGCTCAACGGCAACGCAGGATCAAGCCCTGGAAACATCCATCACATCGTTGAAACTACAGCTGGATAAGGGTGCTATCGACCAAAAAGAATATGACGAACAGATCAAAACCCTGACCGAAGGATATAATGCCAACATCGAAGAGATCCATGCAAATGCCGAAAAGGTACAGTTGGAGATCCTGAGTGATGCATTTGATATTCCAAAAGATCAGCTGCAGAGCGCCCTGGAGAGCTCGATAAAAGAGGGAATAGCACCAATGAACTGGAGTGCAGAGCAGGCTCAGTCTTTCTTGAATACAGAAGGACTGACAACTCAGATGGCCACAGGAATCGGAACGGCCCTGCAAACGGTAGCCGAAACATCCAAAATGGATCTTTCCGCAATTACTGTGGAAGGTGCAGAAAAACTACAGGAAGATGCCAGAACAAAAGGCGAAACCGCAGTGAAAAATGCTTTTAAGGATCCGATCAGCACCGAAGCCACCATCAATGCCACTGCTAAAGTCAACTGGACAATATCGAACCCTAAGCCGAATCTGAACACGAATGTAGACGGAAAAGGAGCCAGAGGAGGAATTTTCTATCCTCAGAACATGCATGTGGCCAGATTCGGAGCAGGCGGACAAGTCCAGGGAGGAGCGCAGCTGGCCGTCTTAGCAGAGGAAGGTACACCGGAAATGGTTATCCCTCTGGGAAGCCAGAGAAGGAAGCGTGGGCTCGATCTGTGGGCCCAGGCAGGACATATGCTCGGAGTGCCGGGATATGCCGCAGGAGGAATCGTAGGAGGACGTGACGAAGGTCTGAGATTCCAGAGCCCAGGCGGCGGAGCAACCGCAGGCCAGGGAATGACCGTGAATGTCGGTGGAGTGACCGTACAGATCAGCGTCGACGGATCCGGAAACAATCCTGACCTTGTAACAGCCATCAAAGAGCAGGGTGGAGAAATCGCAGAACAGGTAGCAGGAATCCTAGCTGATGCATTTAACTCTCAATTCGAGAACACTCCGACGAAAGGGGTGGCATAATGGCAGAGTTTGAACACAACAAAGTCGATATTTATATCAAAGAGCGGAATGGCAATCGGAAGATCCGGATACCATGGCTTCCCGCATCGATCTCTTATAAAAACGGGGAACAAGTAACCGCGACCTATGACATCCTGGACAGGGGAGAGGTCGCGATCCCCACGGGAATCGGACTGGCCAGTATAAGCTGGGAAAGCCAGTTCCCCGGAGTCAACCGAAAGAACGACAAGTCTATGATGCGAGGAACCTGGCAATCACCATCAACATACGACTCGATTTTAAAAAGCTGGATGAACAATAAGACCGAGCTGAATGTGATGGTGACCGGGTATCCGATCAATCTGGATGTGACTCTCTCCAGATACGAAGCCACGGCAGGCGGAGGATTTGGAGACATCGAATACAGCGTGGAATTTTTGGAGGATAAAGACCTCACGATATCGAAGACCACGACCAAAAAAACAGACCAGAACTCCACGAAAAAGAGAC